ATTTAACTCTTGTATTAATGATTTTTGTATTTTATTAATTGTTCTTGCAAAACGAATATCCATTAATGCGAGATTTTTTCCATCACCAACTACTTCTTCAAATCCTAAAAATGCCTTAGGAATACGAAGTGCCGCTAACATTTTCTTTTGGATATATTCAATATCCGCAATTTCACCTAAGTTTTGTGCTCCTGGTAATGTTTCAATTGGCATTGTTTGAGATGCATCACGAACAGGAACAAAATAATCTTGGTCAACTGCCATTTGATTATATCTCATATCCACCTGACCATTACGTGGGTCGGCAATTGGACTACGTTTAAATTTGTTCGCAACTTTTTGTACGTAAGATTCGATATCTTTATCGTCCATATTACCAACAAATATTTTAAATACACGTCTTTCAGGTGCTCTTGATGTTCTATAGATTAACATAGCATCTTCAGCAAGTAAAAGTTGTTTCCAAATTCTTCTAATCTTATCTAACATAGAAGTACCATATGGTAACTTTCTATCGTCACCTAATAATCTAAAGTGAGCAACTTCCCAAGCTTGAAATTCTAAATCTTTATTCTTCCATTGGAATCTTAACTCACGTGTTGGAACTTTGATATCATGAGGTCCTGATGTTTTAGCAGACGCACCTTCAATTCTTTCAATCTCAATATTTGGTAATTGTTGAACTCCGATAATTCCTTTTTCAGGGTCAATTTTTAAATAAACGAAATCATCACCATACTTTGACATACCACGAGCCCACATTTGTAAGTTAGTGTTGATATCCATTTTTGTATGAAATAAATCTTCAAGTATTGATTTAATCCTATCCGATTCAGAATATATTGTAAGGATTTCACCTTTTTCTGACATTGTAGTTGATTCTTCAGCGTATATGTCTAACGCCGCTGAAACTTCAGGAGTAAACTCCATAGATTCATAATCGTAGTATGCTGCCATTCTATTCGGTTCATAATAAACCGATTGATTGTAGAGAGATTGATCTAATTTTGTCCATTTGTCGGCAATATATTGACTCTGTTGAGCCTGTAACATTGCCTTTTCATAATCTTCTCTACTATCCGTTTTTAATAATTCATCTTTGTTGAAATTAAATGATGGTGCCTGATCAGTTTTAACTTGACCCGGAAAACCAAACATTCTTGTTAGTTTCTGAAAGACGGTAGGATTTTGATTTGCCATTCTATATAAATACTTTTCTTTATAATATAAACTAAATATTTGGTATTTGGAACATTATTTACTTCTACCAAATAACCACATATGTTCTTTATATGCGTCTTTAGGTATGTTTGTTGGGTTATCTTTGTGATAAATGTTATTGGTATCCATACCCATAGCCCCTATTTGATCAAAAGATGAACCATAAGAATAATGAGTTTTAGCTGGTTCATAAGTTCTTTCGGACATAACCCAAGAATCTATCATTGCTTTATTTTTAGAATCACTTTTTTGTAATTGACTAAATGAAATGTCACCAGCATACAATGCCATAGACATACTCATAATTGAGTCGTCATGTGCACCTTTCATATGGTCGGGTCTTCCGTTCATATAAACAAACGTATTAAGTTCATTTAATAATCTACTTGACCTAACCAAAAACCCCTTTCTAAGTTGTTCTTCAAATGCTGCAACAATTTGAGTTCTTTTATTATTAAAACTAATTCCTGGTATTTTATCTAATGCCTTTTTATTGTACTCCCAAATGTTCTGTGTGTTAATACCATCAATGAATAAATTTTTATAATTCATTTCTTGTAATTTTCTAGATGTTGCAACACCCATACCACCAGTAATATCAATCACAATGAATGCATCGTATAATATTCCCCATTTGTATGCGATGTTAGCCAAATCGTCGGGAGGTATTTTACCAATATATTCAACAACTTGTTCTCTATCATCAAAATCTATAATATTAATTGATGAAAAATCTTCACTATCACCTCTACTAACATCCACACCCATAATATAACGATGACCCTCAATTGGTTCTTTCCATTGCCAAAAAGTCCCTTGCATATACTTTTCTTTAGGTACACGAATCATATTCTTTGCAATATTTTCTTGAATGTCTCCAGGAATTACACCATCTCCCGAACCTAAAAAGTCACATTCCAACTCCTGAGCAATTTTACGTCTATCGTATTTAAATTTCTTAGACATTGATTCAAACCAAGATGAAAATGGTTTATAACCATCTTCTAATAGTTTGTTGTACTCTTTCATGTCGAAATCGTGTAAAATAACTTCGTCGTCGTTATATTGTTCTCTATTCAACATGTAATGACAAATGTCTTTACATTTAACCCAATGTAAATCTTTAGTATAACGAGGGTCTTTAAACCATCTTAAATCTGTGATATGGAAATCATTGATTCCACGTAATGCTTGGTCATAAACACCATAATAGATAGGGTCATAACCATTTGGAGTGGAGATAAGAATAATCTTACCCCCCGTTGATAGGGACGCCATAGATGCTGCCCAAAAATCATCTCCCGCTTCAATATATGCCGCTTCATCAAATACAAGTATAGTAGGTGTATAACCACGAAGGGCATCTGCCGATGTTGCAACCGCCTTAACCTCACAACCATTATTTAATTTAAATCTACTTTCAGAGTTTTTATCGGGTGAAAAACCAACGTTAATCCATTCTGGCCATTGATCCAAGAAATGTCTAACCTTATTAGCCATCTCCACGGCGGTATCACGTTTGTTCGCAATAAGTAAAACTCTCTCAGGATTGTCAGGTTTAGCGAGTTGTAATTTTTTAGATAACCACGCTGCGGTTACAGTTGTAACCCCCGCCTGTCTATACTTTCTCGTTATGTTTTCGTTGTAGTCTTCGTAATCCTTAATTAATTGAATTTGGTCTTCAAACAAATCCATAGGAACATACTTCTTCTGTGTATTGTCAAATGTTTGAAGATATGTTCTAAGGGCGTATGGGGTATCTTTAATAATCTTAGCATACTCCATTAATTGTTCTGCTCTGGTATTCATATATGTATAAATACAAAAAAAGGTGGTTATTGTAAACCACCTTTGTATTATTTCGTAGGTCTATCTAAACCTAACTCTTTAAAGATGTCATCATCGTCATCTTCCTCGTCATTATCATTAGATAAACTAATACCTGGTATTCCTGATATAAAATTCTTTAAATCGTCGTTATCGGTATCATCGGAAACATTCGTCAAATCCTCATCAAATTCAGCCATTGTTTCTTCATATTCGTAATTGTTAATGTCTTCTTCTATCGCACGAACTAAAGTTTCCATTAAACGATTTCCACTTTCAGAATTTGAAACAACTTCCTTCATAAACACCAAAAACTCTTTTGCTGGTTTTTTGAAAATATGTTGAAAAACTATTAATTGTATAATTGATTTTGTTTCATCTGTTAACACATCTTCAGGGAATTTAGACCTAATTCTGTCCCAAATTGCAGGACCTAATCGTAAATCCCACATTTCCTTTTCTAATGTATCTTCACTTTCTTCAACGTCGGTAAAATCTTCTTCATTACCTTCTTCATCTCTTTTTCTACCTTGTAATGCAACCAATTCTAACGTTCCTTTAATTAATTCGTGTATTAAAACTGGAAAGTTTACTGCTCTTGCTTTAACTGTTGGTGGGTCTGTTTGTCTATCAACATCTTCTCTACCAGCAATCGCTCCCGACTGTCCCATCGCTTTCATAGTTTCATCAGGTAATTGCCAATATAACGCATCATTTACTGACATCATAATACCGTATAATCCGATGATTCTATCATTACCCACAATTTCTCTAATTCTATCTTCAACATAATGATACATATAGTGACCTCTTTTAGAAGCTCCTTGTATGATTGTATTAATAAATCTTCTTTTTGCTTTCTCTAAATTAAGTTCTTCTAAATCATTAACAATTTCAATCTCATTACCAAAATTCATTTCTTCTTCTCCACCCTCTTCTTCACCACCTTGTTCTTCTTCATCATGACCAAAATCTTCAGGATTAAATTCACCCATACCAATAATTCTAGCATCATATTGAACTGAACCGTCAGGAATACCTAATTCTTTTTTAACTAAATCTACCGCCAACTCTTCTAATTCTCTTCTATGATTTTCTTCAAATTGTAAGATTTGATTATGTGCACTCATCATTTGTTGCATTAACGGACTCATACCCTGCATACCACTTACTGTTGCATTGGTACCAGTATATTGTCTCATTTTATTAACAACTTGTTTATATCTTTCTGAAGCTAAAAGTTCTTGGAAGTTCTTATTAGGTTCATTTCCTGTCTGTGGTAATGGTATTTTTTTCAACGGAGTTTCTCCCGATGATAATTTATCTTGTACTCCTTGGTCAGGTCTATCTTGTGAATCAAAGTCCATCGGCATTTCGTTCAAATTTTCTTTGATTAAAGATAACAGTTTTTTCTTAGAAATCCTCATGATTACTTAACTTTTTTTTCTTCCGCCATTTTAGCCTTTGGTTTTGGGTTTGGTCCCGGTCCTGGTTGAAAAGGAGTCTTTCTTGGATCTTCTCTTCTTGTTGGTG